GCTTACTGCTGCGACGTTGTCGCCATCGCCAGTACCGACAATAGTGTCGAATACCGTCTTGTCGATTTCGCGGTTCAGCTGGGTCACCATGTCTTGCGTGATGAGCTGCTCGACAGCAGGACCGCCCTGGAGCATTAACTGCTCGGTGACAGTGACGTAAGCGCTGTAGCGGTTAGGCGACAGCGTGCGAGCTCCAATAGCAGTATTTGCATCCGCAGTCAATGCAGCACCCTCAAGGGGAGTGCTGATGGTCGAAGCAGTCGTAACAATCGGCACGCTCACGTTGCCAGTCAAGCCGTTCAGCACACGACCGCCCAAGCGCTCGAACATGGTCGGCGAAGCCAAGGCAGCGATGCCAGCAGTCACGTTCGTAGGAACGAAGCCAGGGCTGTTGGTCAGGGTGCTGGAAGCACCGAACTCACCAGCGTCACCGACAGCACGGAACAGCTTGGCAGGAATGCTCAGCTGACCCTTGATGTTCATGTTGGTGCCGCGAGCCTCGCGCACAGCTTCCTCGGTCAACTCAGCAGCAACGCCAGTAACGCGCTTGCCCTGTGACAGTTCGCGGAGAGCGTAAGCCAAGTCAAAGCGCTTCGACATCTTGTGGAGCTCGTTGCGCTGAGCTGCGCTGCCTTCTCCGGCAAGCACGGCGCTCTTTGCAATCTCCTGGTCTTCGCGCTTGACCTTCAGCTGGCGGTCAACGTTCCGAATCTCTTTGGCAAGGCGCTCAAGCTCAGCGACGTCGTTGTCGCTAAGATCGCGCTCCTCAAGTTCCGCAGCCTTTTTAACGTCCTCGCGCTGCTCGACGTACTGCTGGCGCAAAGCCTGCAAATCCTTGATTGGCAAATCCATTTTGATGGGTTTTTACAAATATAACTACTCCAATTTTTTTTGCTTACGGCTGTAGCGGTGGTGCTCTTCGTACAGGCTCAACGCTACCTCGCGCAACTCTCTCCGCAAATTGTCCCAGCGCTTTGTAAAGTCGTCGAGCTCGTAGTCTAAATCCTCATGTAGCTCCTGCGTAAACTCTTCGAACCTGTCGAGCGCGTCACGCTCAAGAATCTGAATGCTCCTGCTCAGTTCCTGCTTTGCGTGCATGCACTTCGGTAGTTTCGTAAGCAGGGTAAGTAACTGGGCTGACATCCAGCAACCGACCGACTTTTGTGATGACGCGCAAACCGTCTTCCTGAATCTCTTGCTTTTCAATAGTAAAGCCAAAGCTGCTTTGCGTAATGTCGCCACGCTTGACCATTGCATACAGATCGCGACCAGCTTGAGTGTCTATAAGCTCGGCGCGGTACAACAGCCCCCGCTCATCGTCGGAAAGCTCCAGCGTTCCATTCTTTGTGCGAGCCAGCGGAGCGCCGTCGTGATTGAGCAACAGGCGTACATCGTCCTGCATGACGTCCTCAAAAGCGCCTGGCGCAATCATCTCGCGGAATGGGCCCAAGTTGGTAGGCTCATTGTAGAGCGCTGCATACCCTTCCAGCACCATGCTCTTATTAGCAGCTCGCACCTCAGCGTTGCGGTACATGACACCGCTCTGCTCGGCTTGCGTTTTGCGCACCTCTAGCTCACCGCTGAGGTACTTGCGCAGCTGCTGGATGCGTTCCTTCTCTGTGCCGCACAACGTGGAGTACACGCACTGCAAAGCGTAGGCCGTTGTCTTCTGTCCTACAGCACTGCGGTTGTGCTCTTGGCTAATATTCTTGAGCGCTCGCTTGACGGCGCCGCTGATCTCATTGCTCATTGCTTTCAATATTGGTATCGGAGCTTGTAAGCTTCTCGCTGTAAGCTTCCATTTTGTCCAGCGAAAGCTGGTTGACTTGAACGAGGTGTTGGTCGCCCCCGCTGATGGGGTTCATCTCTTCGTTTTGGCGGCACTCGTTGATGCTGAACACTCCGTTCTGGAGCATCTGAGTGTAGAAGTTGGAGCGCGCAGCCATATCGCCGCGGAACAGGTCGTTCAGCTCGAACTTAAAATAGTGATTCGATTGCTCGAAGCCAGTAAGCAGCTTGCGGTTTAGCTCCTGCTCGATGCGCTTTGCCCAGGGCGTCACAGTGTGGCGAGCGAACATAAGGTTTTGTTGCTCGACGTTATTGTAAGTCGTTTGACTCTCAAGCTGAACGAGCGCCGGAGGCACAGAGAAGATGCGACAGATCTCCTCAGCTTGAAACTTGCGCGTCTCAATAAACTGCGCTTCCTCTGGTGGGATACCAATGCGCTGATAGCGGAAGCCAAAAGGCAACAGCTTGGTGCCTGCGTTGCTGCTGCTGGCGTTCCAGCTTTGTTGTACGACTTCGATCTGCTCATTCTTGAGCGGTTGCTCAGAGCTGAGAACGCCAGTCATCTGGCCACCATTAGCGAAGTATTGGCTGCCGTAGTCTTGAGCGCTACGAGCGAGGCCCAGGTTCTCGCGATGCAGCTGAATAGGCGACATATTGTAAAGGTTACTGATCTCCAGCATATCCTCAGCATCGACAACCATGCCGTCGTGAAGCTTGAACATCGTGCGCCCTTTGATAGTAGTGCGCTGCACTTGCTCGCTGGGGATGATATGCAGCTGCTGAACGCGCCCTGCATTGTCGCGCTCGATGAGAGCATAACCGCAACCGCGCAGACAGGCGTCAGCAACTATGGTCTCCCAAAAAATAAACGGAGTAACTTCGCTATTAGGAGAGACAGCGACAGAGCGATAAGCTGAATGCGCTGTAAGCTTCTCGCGGTTGCGACCGCTAACAGCATAAAGCCCTAAGCCTAGGCTGCTCATAGTGCTGGCTATCTTATAGACACAAGCGTAGACTGTGCTGATTGCTAGACTGCTTTCAGCATTGATGCTGGAGCCAGCAAGCGTAGGAGTTCTCAAGCCGACAGCTGCAGCTATGTCGCGTGGGCGATCCAGCCCGACGCGATAACGGAACTGCTCTACAAGCCTTTGTAAGCGATTTGCCATAAAATCAAAGATAAAAAAAGCAGGCCCGCCGTTGCGAGCCCGCCTTCACCTTATCTCATGAAGCTAGAGCGAAATAATCTCCAGGACTACATCGTCATCATCTGAGTTGTTAAAGTAGCAACCAAGCGCCATAATGCTCGCTACAATGCCGTCAACTTTTTGACTTTCGCTGTTCTTTCTTTTGCTCACTTTTATGTTGTCGGCATCGTCGCGCTGAAGCTGAACGCAGCCAATTTGCCAACGTAAAACTGGATGAGCAGAATGCAAGATCTTCCCTTGGCACATGAGGCGCTCAAATTCCTTAGTGGGGTAGCTCATGGACGCATAGCCCTGGCCAAACTTCTGGCAGTCGATGCCCTGGGCGATGAGTTCGGGTACGACCATTTCCGCATAGTAGCGGTCAAAAGCGAGAGCCTCAATATTGTATTGCTCATTGGCGGCAAGAATGTAGTCGCGCACCGCATTCATGTCCGTGACGTTGCCTTCAGTGATCGTAACCAAGCCTGCACGCTCAAAAGCGAAGTAGTCAATGTTCCCACTCTTCTCCTTGCTCTCCGCCTTTACGGAGTTGCAGAAGTGATGCACACGTAAGTAGAAGCACTCCTCGTCGTCGTCGCGGAAGATGAGAGCGACAGCAGTCAAGTCTTTGACGCTCGCTAGATCGAGGCCAACGTAGCACGGTAGGCGCTTGAGCTTTTCGTCGGGCACCTCGCCAGCTCCACGCATGAACTCTTCGTCGGTGAGCCAGCGCTCCTCGCTCGCAGTCCAAATGTTCAGATGCAGACGCAGGAAAGTGTTGAGCTGGCGCGGATTGCTTTCGCACTTGCGCACCTCTTGCTCGAAATATGCTGGCTTGCAGATAGTTCCATAGCCTGGATTTGCTTTCTTCCATGTTGCTTCACTCCGCCAATCGTCCTCCGGATTAGCTGAATAAATAATAGGAAGGAATGTTGGATCGGTAAGCTCTCCGCTGCGCACCTTCTCTGCGTATTCGTGGACTTCGTAGCAGATGCTGTTAACGTCATGGCCAGCAGTAGTAATAGCTACTGTAAGCGGTTGCGCTCTGGCTCCAGTTGAAGTCTGGAGCGTATCCCACAGGTCTCTATTTTTTTGAACGTGGAGCTCATCGAAGATTACAGCCGAGCAGCTAAAGCCGTGTTTCGTGTTGCTCTCGGCGCTGATAGCGCGGTACCAATTGTTCTTGTACTCTAAGCTGTTCTGCTTAATCTTCACGTGCTTGCTCAGCACAGGGCTGTTGCGCACCATAGCGGAAGCTATCTCAAAAACGATACGCGCCTGGTTGCGATCGCCAGCAGCTGACACCACCTCGGCGCCGTGCTCGCCGTCTTTGAGTAGGTGGTAGAGCGCCAAGCATGCAGCGAGGTTGCTCTTGCCATTCTTGCGCGGAAGCTCGATGTACGCCGTGCGGTACTGCCTTAAGCCGTTAGCGTCGAGCGTGCCGTAGATCGGCTTAATAATCTGCTCTTTCTGCCATGGCTCAAGCAAAAAGGGAGAGCCGCCAAGCTCCCCCTTTACGTGGCTGCAGTGCCGCTCAATGAATTGTATGACGCTGTCAGCTTTAGTCAAACTCATCTGCAAACATGGGCGACAGCTGGAGGCCGAGCTCTTTGATGTATCGCAGCTTGCGATCGCGTAAACGCCCCAGCTCCTCGTAAGCTGGGCGCTTTTTCTCAATGTGCTGGCCTTTGTCGCCTGTAGTGGTGTACGTGATGCCGTTGCGCATGATGTCCTCTTGCAACGTCGCTTCCTCAAGAATGATGTAAGCAAGGGTGCCCAGGAGCTGTTTGCGCCGGATCGGGATGCTTCTGCTGTCTTCGCTGTCCTCAGCGAGCAGCTTAGCAAATAGTTCTGCGTGGGTCATGATGTAAAGCTATATGCGGGGACTCATTCTAAAATGCTCAAGGTGTGGTCGAAAC